ATACAGCTGACCTTGCTATCGGTTTCGGGCGTCGAGTACGTAACCTTGTTGGTTCAGAACCATATAAAGAAATCTTTCCGACAGTAGAACTGCAAGCTGACAGTAAATCAGCATCAAGGTGGGGAACAAATTTTAACGGTGAATATTTTGCTATTGGTGTAGGTGGTGCTCTGGCTGGACGTGGCGCTGACTTGTTTATTATTGATGATCCTCATAGTGAGCAAGATGCTAAGACTGGGAGGGCCGAAGTATTTCTCCCTGCTTGGGAGTGGTTTCAGTCTGGTCCTATTCAACGGCTTATGCCTGGCGGGGCTATTATTGTTGTGATGACTAGGTGGTCAAAACTTGATCTAACTGGACAAATAGTGTCCCAAATGGATAAAAATGACGATGTCGAACCGTGGGAAATTGTGGAATTCCCTGCTATTACAGACGAAGGTGAGTCACTTTGGCCTGAATTTTGGCCTGTAGAACAGCTATTAAAGACTAAAGCTGCTATTGATATTAGGTATTGGAATGCCCAGTACATGCAAAAACCTGTGTCAGAAGAAGGCGCTTTAATTAAAAGGGAGTGGTGGAACATATGGGAAGAAGATAACCCCCCTCCGTGTGAGTTTATTATTATGTCATTAGACGCTGCACAAGAAGCTAATAATAGAGCTGACTATAATGCTCTTACAACATGGGGTGTTTTCTTTAATGAAAAAGTCAATAATTACAACATTATTCTCCTTAACTCAATCAAAAAACGCTTGGAGTTTCCAGAACTCAAAAAGCTTGTACTTGAGGAGTATAAAGAATGGCAGCCAGATGCGTTCATGGTTGAAAAAAAGTCCAACGGGGCTGCGCTTTATCAGGAGTTCCGGCGTATGGGAATACCGGTTGGGGAGTTTACACCAGGCAAGGGTCAAGATAAGATCTCGCGCGTTAATGCTATTTCAGACTTGTTTTCTGGTGGGGTTGTCTGGGCGCCGGAGCACAGGTGGGCGAAAGATGTAATTGAAGAATGTAATGATTTTCCTAGCGGTACTAACGACGATCTGGTAGACTCTACTACATTAGCTTTATTAAGATTTAGACAGGGTGGATTTATCCGTTTACCGAATGATGAACCAGAAGATGATTTCTTGTACAAGTACCGCAAAAAAGCGGCGTACTATTAAGGATAGAATATGGCAATAGATAAAGCAATAGGGCAAGCCCCATTAGGTATAGACCAAATTATGGAAGATGAGGGCGATGAGCCCGCTTTAGAAATTGCAATTGAAGACCCAGAAGCTGTAGAAATCGGTATTGATGGCGAGCCTATATTAAGAATAGAAAAAAGCGACGAAAAGGAAGAAGGCTTCGGAGATAACCTTGCTGAGTATATAGATGAGAATACATTACAGCTATTAGCTTCTGATCTTTTAGAAGATTTTTCAAACGATGTTGGTGCCCGTAAAGACTGGATACAAACATATGTAGACGGTCTAGAGTTGTTAGGACTAAAGATAGAAGAACGTAGCGAACCGTGGGAAGGCGCTTGTGGCGTATATCACCCGATGCTTGCAGAAGCTGTTGTTAAGTTCCAAGCAGAAACAATGATGGCTACATTTCCAGCAATGGGACCTGTTAAAACAGAAATTATCGGAAAAGAAACTCAAAGTAAAAAAGATGCTGCGGCACGTGTTCAAACTGATATGAACTATCAACTAACAGATGTGATGGTTGAATTCCGACCTGAGCATGAAAGAATGTTATGGGGATTAGCACTCGCAGGTAATGCGTTTAAAAAAGTTTATGAAGACCCAAGTATCGGTCGTGCGGTTTCTATGTACGTTCCGGCGGAAGACGTTGTTGTTCCTTATGGCGCTTCTAGTCTAGAATCAGCTGAAAGAGTTACGCATGTTATGCGTAAGACAGAAAATGAGATTAATCGTCTCATGCACGAGGGGTTCTATAAAGAAGCTGATTTAGGTGAACCTGTTAATACAATGGATGAAGTTGAGAAGAAGATAGCTGAAAAGTTAGGTTTTAGAGCTACATCTGATGATAGATATAAGTTACTAGAGATGCATGTTGACCTTGACCTAGAAGGATTCGAGCACACAGACGACGATGGCGAAAAAACAGGCGTTGCCTTGCCATACGTGGTAACTATCGAGAAAGGGACTAATAATGTTCTTGCTATTCGAAGAAATTGGAAAGAAGACGATAAGACATATCAGAAGCGCCAACATTTCGTTCATTATCCGTATATTCCAGGTTTTGGTTTTTATGCTTTTGGTCTCATCCACCTTATTGGCTCTTTTGCTAAGTCTGGTACAAGTCTTATTCGGCAACTCGTGGATGCAGGAACATTATCCAACTTGCCTGGTGGTTTTAAGACACGTGGTTTGCGAGTCAAAGGCGACGACACACCAATAGCCCCTGGAGAATTTAGAGACGTTGATGTACCTAGCGGGTCAATGAAAGATAACATTATGCCTTTGCCTTATAAAGAGCCAAGCCACGTATTAATGGCGCTCTTAGGTCAAATTATTGATGAAGGTCGTAGGTTTGCTGGTTCTACAGATATGCAGGTATCTGATATGGGTGCACAGGGGGCGCCTGTAGGTACAACTTTAGCGGTTTTAGAGCGTACTTTAAAAACTATGAGTGCTATTCAAGCTCGTATATATTACGCAATGAAACAAGAGTTTAAACTCTTAAAAGAAATTATTGCTGAGAATTGTCCCACAGAGTATCCGTATGAGCCAGAAGAAGGTTCTCGCCATGCAATGCAGTCAGACTATGACACTGTGTATATTATTCCGGTAGCCGATCCCAACGCAGCAACTATGGCGCAAAAAGTAGTACAGTATCAAGCAGCTCTACAACTCGCTCAGACCGCACCGCAGCTCTATGATTTACCTGTACTGCATCGTCAGATGTTGGATGTGTTGGGAATAAAAAATTATCAGAAACTTGTGCCACTAGCAAATGACATGAAACCTCGTGACCCAGTCTCTGAGAATCAGTACATTATGACGCAAAAACCTGTCAAAGCTTTTATTGGTCAGGACCATAAGGCGCATATAACTGTTCACATGGCGGCAGTTCAAGACCCACATATTCAGCAGTTAATTGGTCAGAACCCACAATTGGCGCAAGCAATATCAGCCGCAATGAGTGCTCACGTAGCAGAACATTTAGCTATGGAATATCGCAAACAGATTGAGCAAACAATGGGTCAGACATTGCCTCCGTTTATTGAGGCTAATGACCAAGATGAAAAAGAAATGTCTCCAGAAATGGAAGTACAGATTTCACAAATGGCGGCTAAAGCTTCACAACAACTCTTGCAGCAACATCAACAGGAAGCACAACAACAGAAAAATCAACAGGCTCAACAAGACCCATTGATACAGATTCAACAACAAGAAGTACAAATTAAGGCTCAAGACCTACAACGTAAAGTTCAAAAAGATCAAACTGATGCTGCACTTAAAGCAGACCAACAACAGATTGAACGTGAAAGAATTGCTGCACAGCAACAAACAGCTGGAGCTCAAGCCGCTATTAAAATGTATAGTGAAAAACAATCTCACGACAGAAACCATGAGTTAGAAGGTTCAAAAGCAGGGGTTGATTTAATGAAACATAATCGGCAACTAGACCATCAGCAACAACTAGCAGAAATGCAAGCTAGACAAACTGCTAGACAGCAGACAACTGAAACCAAACCTAAATCTAAAGGAGATTGATGGACAAAAATCTAAATTACCTTCTAGAGCAGTATAAAGAACGTATGGAGTATTTGAGAGCAGCTTTGTCTCAGGGAAATATACCGACCATAGAAGAGTATAGATACGTGTGTGGTCAGCTACGGGGTCTCGAAGCCGCATGCGCAATAATTGTAGACCTTCAAAAAAGAATGGAACATTCAGATGACTGAAACATTAGATGTAAATAAAGCTATTGACCTATCGGCAATACTACACAAGCGGGAAGAAGAAAAAGCTAAACAGCTTCCTAAACCAGCGGGGTATCACATCTTATGCGCAATTCCAGAAATGGATGAAGCATATGACAATGGACTTATCAAGGCAGATGAGACTATCAGAATGGAAGAAATATTAACAACAGTATTATTTGTTGTTGATTTAGGACCAGACTGTTATCAAGACAAAACCAGGTTCCCAAATGGACCTTGGTGTAAGAAAGGCGATTTTGTATTAATTCGTCCTCATGCTGGCTCAAGATTGGTAATTCATGGACGTGAA